AACACAAACAACGTCGCGGAAGGCGTTCGCATGACCTTCTACGTTGGCAGCGAAAACGGCGACAGAATCAAATACAACTCCAGTAACAGTGCTGTTTCGTGGCGGCTGCGTTCGCCTTACCCTGGTAACTCGAGCCACGTGTACTACGTGTACCCCAGCGGCAGTTTGACCAGCAGCTCCGCTAATTACACGGGCTACGGGCTGGCCCCGGCTTGTGTCATCATCTAATCAATATTAGCATAACATAGTACAGTGTAAAACATCCCGCACGAATGTGCGGGGTGTAGTGCGGAACGAAAAATGGCGGTATTAAAGAGCAAACGGACGGAAAGCATATTAAGCGTCGTGGCCAAGGCGGAGGAAATGGTCATCTACACGATGCAGGCGGCCAGCAACGAAAGGTACATACCCAAGCGGATGCGCTGGTGCATTGGCGGGCGCATTGTGCAGGAGGCGCAGGACGTTTTACGGCTTATCACATACGCCAACAGCATAAAGGTGGAGTATGCGCAGGACTGGGAGATGCGGCGCACGGCGCAAAAGCAGGCCATGGCGCATACGTTCTGCCTTCTGACGGAAATCAACCTGTGCAAACGTGCGTTCGGGCACATCCCATTGGACAAGATGGAATACTGGACAGGGATGATACTAGAGGTGCAACGTCTTTTGAAGGCGTGGCAGAAAAGTGACGCGGCACGCTACGGCGGGCCGTGACAAAGGGAGGCGGTTATATGGATCAGCCTGTTTCGTGGCGGCTGCGTTCGCCTAACCCTGGTAACTCGAACAACGTGTACAACGTGAACACCAGCGGCAGTTTGAACAACAACAACGCTAATAACACGGGCAACGGGCTGGCCCCGGATTGTATTACAATGCCAGTATAAAGTAAGCTGAAAGGCCGAAATCAGAGCAACGACACAAGGAACCACCTGCCTTGCAGCTTGCAAGCAAGCTGTGAACACATGCCGCTGATGCGCTTTGCCTCCGGGCAAGCAGTGCTACAAACAGCGGCTTTTTTTTATGGACATGGGCACCGATTTCGAAAAAGCCACACAGTTCGGGGAGTTGTACAAGGCGGCATACCAATGCTTCCGCAACATCCGCTGGAAGGAATCGACGCAGGAGTACCAGCGCAACGTCCTGCCGCGCACATACGCATTGCGGCAGGATTTGATAAACGGGACGTACAAGATACAGCCCTATTACATATTTTATATACACACGCCGAAGAAGCGGCAGATAGTCAGCACAAGGCTGCGCGACAGGATATGGCAGCGGAGCATGTGCAACAACGGGCTGTATGATGACTTGACAAGGGGATTCATCCACGACAACTGCGCATGCCAGACGGGGCGCGGGACGCATTACGCGATGGCGCGGCTGGAATGCCACATGCAGAGGATATGGCGAAAGCACGGCCCTGCCGTATGGGTTGCAAAGCTGGATATAAGCAAGTTCTTTCCAAGCATTCCGCACATCGTGGCGAAAGCTGCGGCGGCAAAGCGCATAAGGGACGAGCATTTCCGCCAGCATGTGTTCGACATAATCGACAGCTTCAAGGACGAGAGGCCGCAGGCGGAGATAGACGCGGATCCGTTCGGCCCGCGTGGCATTGCGCTGGGCAGCCAGATCAGCCAGCTTGTCGCACTGGCCGTGCTGGACGACATCGACCACTACATAAAGGAAAGGCTGCACATTAGGCATTATGTGCGCTACATGGACGACCTTGTGCTTATCCATGAGGACAAAGGCGTGCTGATGTCCGCCATGTTGACAATACAGGCATTGCTGGCAAGGCTGGGGCTTAAACTGAATCCGAAAAGCTGTATCTACCCGGCCAGCCAGGGCATTGTGTTCCTAAAACTGCGGTTCATGTTCACCAGGGGCGGCGGGATAATCCGGCGCGTGGTGCATGAGGCGATAAGCAAGGAGCGGCAACGTCTAAAGGCGATGAAGCGGCTGCTGGACAGCGGATGTCTGACGGCGCAGGACATAAACCTGCATTTCAAGACATGGATGGCCAATAAACGGCACGCGAATGCGCGGGGCGTTGTCCGAGCCATGCGGGAATACGGGAAACGGTTGTTTCAAGGGGATAATGCAAATGGAGTACAAGACGCGGGAACAAGTCAGACAGGAGACGTTGGCTGCGCAGATGCGTGCGCTGAAAACGCCTAAAAACACCGACACGACCGACTTTGAAGCGGCCATGAAGCAATTCCGCGATGTCTGCAAGATGATCGAGGATTTCAGCGGCATTGCGAATTTCCACGGCGGATTCGACGAGGCCATGCAGTTCCTTGCCAGCCCGGCGTTCGCGGCGGACAAGACACAGGGGACGTACCTGTTTTCCTTGTGGCAGGGAGCCGACAAGGCGGCGACATACGAGGCGGCGAAATGCGGTGTCGGACAGCCGGAATGGTGGTATCAATGCTGGCAGGAGGTGCAGGAGGCATGACCACGGACTTGACCAAGGTGCAACATGCTTATGACATGTATCTGACGGCCATGATGCAGGGGCTTTCGGGCGGCGAGAGGCTGGCCGACTACTACCACACGGCGGAGGTCTGCAACGGCATAGGCGCGGAATGGTTTCCTGGCTGGCTGCGGTGGGCCGTGACCAAGACCAACCCAACGCTGGAGCCGACAAGCTGGGTGCATGACATGGAATACAAGGAAGGCGGCGGGATAAAGGAAAGATGGCTGGCCGACTGGCATTGGCTGCGCAACGGATGGCGGGCGGCGATCAAGACCTACGGCTGGAAGGAAGCGGGGCGTTATGTCGTCATAGGCAAAGCCACGCTGTTCTGGGGAATTCTCCGCGTCGGCGGGCAGGCGGCGTTCAACTGGCATAAAGGCGGTGAAGACGATGGAAGGGATTAGGCCGGAGCAATTGCAACTGCTTGTGCAGGGGGCGAACCCAACGCAGATCATCACCATGGTGTTCATCGGCATTATCGCGTTGGGCATTATCATCGGCGTTGTAAAATGGGTCGTTGACACAAAGGTCGCCAGCCTGCCGACAGACATCAACGAAATCAAGAACAGCCTGCAAGACACGAAGGTGCAGATAACCGAGGTGAAAGGCAAGCTGTGGAGCCATGACGATGTGGCGCGGGAGATTGCCAGCGCGATAAAGGATCACGCGCTGGACTGCCCGGCAAGGACAAGAAAAGGATAACAACGGGAGAAAACATGTACAGGATCATCAAGACATTGGGCGTTGCAATCGCCTGTGCGCTGGTCGTCGCCATGACCGCTGGCTGCATGTCCGAACGCGAGTACCAGCTACGGGCGAAGGACATCCAGGCCAAGGGGCAATGGCCAGCAACCTACACGCCGCTGGCTATCAAGGGGCCGCTGCAACTTGACGCGAACAGCGAACTGATCATCACGGTGCCGAACATGCCGTACACGCCGACGAACATTCCGGACGGGCAGGCGTACCAGCTTAAGGCGTTGCAGACTGGCGCGATGGTCGGCGGAGCCGTCGCCGGAGGGTATTTCATCAAACGGGCGGCTGGCAACGGCGGCAACACGTACAACACGACCAACAACGCGGGAGGTGGCGAATAATGAAAAGGATGATGCTATTGTGCATGCTGGCTGTCATGCTTGTCGGATGCGTGGCCACTGCGCCGATCAGCGTGGCGTGGCGTAGCAATTCGCACCAGCAGTATGCCACCACCGAAGGCAAGACGAACACGCAGGCCGGAGGCGACACGGTGAACGCCGAGAAGACCACCACCACCGAGGCGGCGGTCACGGCCAACAGCGCGGGCAACGCCGACACTGGCGGGAGTGCCAAGAAGGCGACCAAAAGCCAGGAAGACGTTAAGAAAGACAATGCGGAAAATACTTCTCCGTAGCTTGAAATGCGTCCTTAAAGGGCTAATGTATTAGCGGTGTGCAAGCTCCTTGTGGTCTTGCTCTTCCTGCCCCATGGTTTGTGGTTATTCCATGGGGCTTTTTTGTGCCTGTGATTGTGGGCCATTTGTGGGCCAAACGGCAGGCAAAACAAGCAAAACACCATTAAACACCATTTAATAACATATAATTAAAACTGCCAAAAATACGGATTTATGATATTTACATGCACGGCGTGAAAATATCGACTATTGATTTTAAGTCTAATGCGATAGGCACAATTTTCGGCATAATGTGGGCCATTTGTGGGCCAAACGGCTTTTTTCTTGCCTTTTTGGTGTATATTATATAATAATGTATAATATAATATAACACATAAAAAGGCGGATGACATGGACACTGACAAAACGCAAGGCGACATGCAGACAAACGGCAAGAAGGCGGCGGCACCTAAAAAGGCGCGTCGCGGACTTGGCAGGCTGTACAAGCGGGATGCACAAGGCAAGGAGATTCCGGCGAACAGCCACAAGGCGGGGACGTTCTGGATTGCATGGAGGGAAGACGGCAAGCGGAGACGGCAGCGGCTGGAGGTTGACGGGCAGGCGGTGACGGATCTGGAGACGGCGAAAAAGGAGCAACTGCGGCTGCGTGCGCCATATCTGACGGGACAGCGGCTGGAAGTGCTTAAATCCGTGGAGGCGGACATAAGGCGGCTGGAGGGGCTACAGGAACAGCAGCAGGACTTGGCGGATCCGCCGATGCGGCTGGCGGACGCTTGGCAGGGGTACATGGACGCGGGCAACCGACGTGAGAACGGCGAGGGGACGCGGGGCTGCTATCTGGCGATATGGCGGCGGTTCCTTGAATGGCTGGCCCAGAAGCACGCGGATGCCCAATACATGCGGGATGTCACCGAGGCCATTGCCGAGGAATACATGGGGGAACTCCGCAAGCTGGAATGGACGGGCAACACGTACAACAAGCACCTGGGATTCCTAAAGCTGATATACAGGCTGCTTGCACGGCAGGCGCGTGTGGATCGCAACCCGTTCGCGGACATCGTTCGGCGCAAGCAGATACCGAACAGCAAGCGGGCTATGACGCTGGAGGAAATGATAAAGGTTGTGGACGCGACGGAGGGGGAGATGCGGACGATGCTGGTGATCGGGGCAAGCACGGGCATGCGCCTTGGGGATTGCGCCACATTGCGGTGGGACAACATCGACCTGCAAGCTGGCGTGATAAGGCGCAAGCCGAACAAGACGCTGAACAGCAGCGGCAAGGAGGTCATCATCGGCATGCCGCCAGGGCTTGACAAGGTGTTTATGACAATCCCGCAACCGCATGGGGAATACGTCCTGCCGGACATGGCGGCACGGTACAGGAACCACAGTTCAAGGGCGCAGATGAGCCGTAAAATACAGAGGATCCTTAATTCATGCGGGATAAGGACGCAACGGGAGGGGACTGGATGCCGCTACCACTACGAGGGCAAGAAAAAGGTGTACGAAAGGACGAAACGGGCGGTCGTGGAGGTCGGGTTCCATAGTTTCCGGCATTCATGGATAAGCCGACATGCGGAAAAAGGAACGTCGCCCATATTGATAACAGACGCGGCAGGCCACAACAACCCGGCAATGACGGAGCATTACACGCATGTGTCGGACGAGACGGCCAGGCAAATCGCCAAGGCCGTGTTCCTGCCGCATATCCTTGAGGTTTCGCCGGAGGACATCGACACGGAGAACAAAAGGCAGCGGCTTCTGCGCATTGTCCAGAATGCAGGCGGCGCGTTGTTGCAGAAGCTGCTGCAAGATTCCGGTGAGGACGACTAGGGCGTATAGGTTATCACTTCATACATTAGGACGGGGCAGAGCAGCGTCAGCATGATGTTCGCCTGGGCCATCCTGCCAGTTATCCCGGCGACGTTGAAGATGCCGTCGCCGCTGGCATACGGGCCGATTGCGATTTTGCCGGACGTGTCAACGGCCACGGCCATGCACCCGTTTTTCGGCTTGGCTTCACTGCTGATGTACAGCCTTGCACCCATCGGCATTCCGGCGCACGGCGTGGGAAGGTCATAGCAGAAGACTCCGCCGCAGCCAGCCATGCGGGGGCGGTATTCCGTGCGCTGGAGGTTGTGGTCGTGCGCGTATTGTTCGACGCTTTCGACCATCGGCAGGTACGCCGTCAGATCTTCCAGCCCGAATATCGGAACCATCTGCGGGATGTATTTCGGTTCAAAATACTGGCTGCCCGCGCTGGCGGTTTCGTTTAGGCTGCTGTAGTGCTCTTCTCCGTTCTGCGCCACGAAAATGCGTTCCTGCGGCAGATACTTTTTAATGACGGGGTAAAGGGCTTGCCATCTTCGCCCTGTCATGCCGTTGCCAGGTCTGCGCCATTTTACTATTGTGGCTTCGCTGACCATCATTTCGTCGGCAAACTGGCGGGCGGTTATGTGCCTTTCCTGCAACAGACGCTCTATTGCATTGGCGATGTTGATGTCAATACGCATAAATATGCTCCTTATGGTGTGTTGGCCCTGTGTGGTTTTTTGGTTTCAGCCTTATGCGCCGCTAATAATAATGTAAGGCGTTCACCGCTGGCTGTAAATGCCAAAGGTTTATTTTTTCAAAAAAAAGTGCAAAAATACAGCCTTTTGAGGTTGACTTTACAAAATTTACCATTATCTTTCCTGTTGTCGCGTAAATTTAGGAAATCCAGTAAAGACAGGAGGTACAAAACATGATGATCAAGATTACGAATCCCGCATGCGTGAAGCAGTTGCGGGAAAGCAAGGCGACCAACACGGAGGTCGTCGAGACGGCGGTATGCCGTGCGTTCGGCATTGCCCCAAGGGCGTTCAGCCGCAAACGGCGTGGACGCATGAAGACGGACTGCTGCGTCGTGGCCGTCAAGATCCAAGACCAGAGGATCCTTGACATGCTGCGCCAGCGCAAACGGTCTTGCGGCGTGACCCACCACTTCGCAGTGGAAAGCGCAATGCTGGCGGCCATGCCGCGCAAGTACAAGGAGGGCTAAATATGCGGAACGAAACCATCGCAAGCATAAGGATGCTGGCGGCTGCGGATCCGGAGGCCACGCCGGAGATCGTCGATGCGATCATCGCGGCATGCAAGCCGCAAAAGCAGGTGCGGCGTGACCTAATCGACGGCGTGACGGCACGCGCAATCATAGGCGGGGCAAGGCCGATCAGCAAGGTGACGTTAAGCAAATGGGTCAAGAAAGGCAAGGTCATACCAGTGCGGGTATCACCACGGATCTACAAATACGACAGAAAGGAAATTGAACTGCTGGCATACGGCCAGCCGACATAAAAACCACAACACAAAGGAGCACAAGAACATGAGCGACAAGCAAGCGACACAACAACAGCCACAGGCGCAGGAACTGGCGACGGTCACGACACCGGGCGGATGCAATCTGATGCTGGCCGTGCCGGAGGCCACAATCGCGGCACTTGACGACCTTTCCAAGCAGGGCGTGCTGGCGAACTCGATGACCAGCCAGTTCAAGCGGATTTTCATTACTGGTGCTGTCATGTACAACATGGAGCAGATTCTGACACCACAGGTTATGCAAAACATCATGTGGTTGCAGAACAGCCCCATCGGTTTCATGACGGACAAGCCGCAGGGCGGCTACGACGAACAGACCGTGCGGCAGTGCGTGATCCAAGCGTCGATGATGGGGATCGACATCATCGGCAACGAGTTCAACATCCTTGCCGGACGGTTCTACACAGCAAAGAACGGGCTGAAGCACATGCTGCGCCGGATTCCCGGACTTATGCAGAACGTCACGCCTGGCATTCCGAAGATGACGGCGGAATCCACGGCCATCATCACGATGCACCTTGACTGGACTTACAACGGCAAGCACAAGGAGAAGGACTTGACGCTGCCGATCCGCGTAAACAAGGGCATGGGGGCCGATGCCATCATCGGCAAGGGCACCCGCAAGGCGTATGCGTGGCTGTACGAAGAAGTCACGGGCAACAGCGCAATGGACGGCGAGGTCGAGGACATGATCGCCATCACGCCGGACACTGCGCCAAGCAGCCCGCTGGAACAGGCACCCGCGCCGAACCTGCTGGCGGCGGACGCAGGCAGCCAGGAGGCCCAGCCCGTGCAGATGGACATGTAAAACGTAATAGATTACAGGGGTCTTATACAATACATATAAGACCCTATTACAAAACAAAAACCACAAACCACAAAGGAACACACCATGGAACAGATCACAGTGCAGAACACGCCGAGCAACCACCACGAATTCGGGCCGTCGAAACTTGACATGTACAGGGCATGCCCAGGGGCCTATAAAATGCAGATGGGGCTGCCGGACACGGCAAGCCCGGAGGCGCAGGAAGGCACCATGCTGCATGAGTGCATGGCGACTGGCAAGACTGACGGGCTGGACGCTGAACAGGCCACGCAGGTCGAGGCTTGCAATGAACTGCTGGCGCAGGTGGCCGGAGACGGCGCGAAAATCTACAAGGAGCTGCCTGTCGAGGTGAAGGACGACGACGGCGGCGTTCTGACCGCTGGCACGTGCGACGTTGCCATCGTGAAGGCGGACAACACGCTGGCGGTCATCGACTGGAAGTTTGGTCGCAAGCCAGTGACCGAGGTGAACAAGAACATGCAGCTTGCCACGTATGCGGTCGGCGCGATGCAGACGCTGGGCTTCGAGGCTTGCGAGTGCCACGTCTTCCAGCCGCGTATCCACAACCACAGCGTTTACACTTTCATGAAGCCGGAGGCCATCAAGGCGAACATCCGGAACATCATCGCACGGTGCAAGGCGGACAACCTGCTGCTGTGCCCGTGCGACGAATGCGCCTACTGCAAGGCAAAGGGGAACTGCCCTGCCTTCATGGCGCGTTACAAGTCTCTGGCCGTGCCACAGCCGCAACTGCCGGACGACGCGGAGGGGCTGGCAAGGCTGTATGAGCAGTCCTTGCAGGTTGAGAAGTTCTGCCGGGACATAAAGGCCGCCGTTTTCCAGTACATTTCAGACAACGGGAGCTGCGGGCCGTACATCATCAAGGAAAAGCCCGGAAACCGTGAAATCTGCAACATTCCAGAAGCGTATGGGGCGTTGCAGGAGATGGTCACGCAGCAGGAGTTCTTAAGCCAGTGCAAGGTGTCCATCGGAGGATTGACGGACATGCTGGTCGCCAAGATGCAGGCCAACGCGCAGGTCGCGGGCCAGAAGCTGACGAAGGTGGCGGCAAAGGCCAAGATTGAGGAAGTGCTTGCGCCTTATGTCCAGCGTGGCCCGGCGACGCGGCAGATCGTGGCGGAGTAACATGCCATGTCCGCTAATGGTTGGATAAAACTACATCGTGCCATTACCGAATGGGAGTGGTACGGCGATGCCAACACCATGCGGCTGTTTGTCCACCTGCTCTTGACTGCCAGCAGGGCGGGTGGGCAATGGCATGGTTTCGCCTTGCAGCCAGGGGACGCGCTGGCGACATATCCGGCCATTGCCGCAGAACTGCGCATGTCAGAGAAAGCCGTGCGCGTCGCGTTCGGACATCTCCGCCAGACGGGCGAAATCACCCTTGTGGCGAACTGCAAGCACGGCAGCGTCTGGCGGGTCAACAACTGGCCGGAATACCAGACGGACGGCGACGATGATAATTTACACAATCAACCGGAGGGGCAGGCATTTCGGCAGGCATTCCGGCAGGAAAAAGGGCAGGCATTTGACGGATGCAACACGCAAGACACAAATGATTTGCAGAAAAACAACGAGCCAGAGGGGCAGGAAAAAGGGCAGGAAAAAGGGCAGCCATTAGGGCACCAGTTCAAGAAGTTAGAGAATAATAATATATATATAAATGCGCGTGCGCGTGAGTTATATAATAATACTACAGGCCAGACGATGCCGGACATGGTGCACCAAGGCAACGGCATTGTGCCCTACCCTACCACCACGGGCGAGGTCATCCAGGCGGCAGCCATAGCTGGCATGGTCTGGACACAGGACATGGCCATGGACTTCCTGGATCACTACAATGCGACAGGCTGGCGGGCATGCACAGGGCCTTTGAGGGACTGGCGGTACAAGCTGCGGCCATGGTATGAGAACGCAAGGCGTTCCGGCTGGCGGGACGGCGCAAAGGACAGGACGAAAAAGGGTTTGTAATATGATTAAGCAAATTGACGATAAAGGCCACGCGATATGCCACTGCGACATTTGCGGGCAGGACTTTGACTTTGGCAAGCTGCCGGACGAGGACGACATGTTCGCCGGGCTGATGCGGCAGAAGGCGGATGCGGCGACGTGCCCGCAGTGCGAGGCGCGTGCGCTGGCGGTGAACGAGGCGCGGAAAATCGAGGAGCAGAAGAAAAGGCTGGCGGAGACGCTGCACGACAGGGTTCTGGCCGCAGGCATTGCGCCGAGATTCGCGGACATGGAAAAGCCGTGGGTGCGTCATACAGCCGAATGGCTGTGGCACCACCGGAACGGATCGCTGCTGCTGGCGGGGCCGACTGGAACGGGCAAGACGAGCGGCGCGGCTTTCGTCTTGCGTCTGATGATGCAGGACAGGTACATGGCCGTGAGATACCACACGCGGCAAAGCCTTGTGGCGGCATACGTGAAGGCCAAATGCGACGAAGAGGGGCGCGAACAGGCATTTTACGACAGGCTGGCCAAGCTGGACGTGCTGGTCGTTGACGAAATGGTCGGCAAGAAGGGAAACGGCAGGCTGTCCGACAGCAGCCAGGAGCTGCTTTTCAATTTGATCGACGGCGTTTACAGCCAGGCGAGGAAGACGCGGGTGTGGATATTGGGCAATTTCTACGCGGGTGCCATCGACGACCTTGTGGATGACCCTGCCCCATTGAAAAGACGGTTGGCCGACAGCTTCGCGCTGGGCTGGGCGGACGAATGCAAGGTTGAACAAATTGCGCTGTAGCCAAGGCCATACACACAAAGGGTAAAAAAACATGGAAATCAAAGTATGGGACGATCTGACGGACGGGCAGTTGCAGCAGGCCGTGCTGCTGATGGTAAGGCCGGAATGGCTTAAGGAACGGCGCGTGTCAATCGCCATCCTGGAGGCATTGGACTACGACGCGCACGACGCGGCGGAGGTCATAGCCAGCGGCCAGCCGTTGCACGACGGGCTGCCGACAACGGGGAAAATGCAGCCGGATGAAAAATAATTTACAAAATTAACTTTATTCGTTTGCATTTTGTAAATTCGGCTGTATTCTTGAACCGTTGCCAGTAAGGCGACGCAAAAATAACCACACTTTGACCACAAGGAGCAACAAACATGATGACAAAAAGAGGGTGCAGTGAATGCACGGAGCCTGGCATGGAGCAGTATGAATATTTCACGACGCGGCTTGGCAGGCGGAAGGTCAGACGGTGCATGTACGACTACCGACACACGGACGGCGAACTGTTTGGCGTTGTGTGCTACACGCTTGCCGAATGCCGTGCGAAACGCGACGAATGGCTGGCCAAGAAGGGGGCATGACGATGGACAAGAAGCACGTGGATTATCTGGATGTCGTGGATCCGTATGACGATGACGAGCAGCCTGGATTGGTTGAACGGATTTATTACTACATCGTTTTTGCAATCTTGGCGTTGATTGAAATGGTGCGGGTGCGCGGACATGAGCAGCGTTAGACTACGGAAGGAACAGGCGGAGCGTCTGCGCAGAAGCGGCTACGGGCCGGAAATCATCCGCATGGCCGTGGAGCGTTACAGGCGGGGGGATTTCGGGACGCTGGACACGCGGGACGCTGCGGCGGACGCTGGGCTGGTGCTTTACCCGATATGGAAAAAGCCGGAGGGCGTGAAGGACGCTTTGCTGCGGCGCATACTGGACGCGCACTGGTCGAAGCCGGACGGCGAACGGGCGGAAAGGATCCGCAGGGAGCTGGATTACTGGCGGCAGGTGGCGGCCATTGAAAAGGCGAAGGTCGCGGCCATGGGGCCGTTCATAGTTGTGAAGGAGGCGCAGGATGTTTGACCCGTTGAAAAGGCAGGCATGGCCGAAATGGCGTTTGCGCAACAGCAAGCTGAAACAGCATGAAAACGACTTGTGCCTTACAGTTTACGACGAAAGATGGAAGCCAGTTTGCAGGGTTGTGGACGGCAAACGGCGGGACGACGCGGAGCGAACGGTGCGGCTGCTGAACGCCGCGCCAGTTCTGGCGGAGACATTGCAGGACGCTTGCCAGTACATCCGGCAGCAGGGGCTTTGCCCGTGGCCGGATTGCGGCAAGTGCAGGATCAAGGCGGCGTTTGACAGTATCGACAACACACAGGAGTGATTGCTTATGAGGATGACAATGTCACAATACAGGGCCTATGTCCGGAGGACGGACGGCGCGGGCCAGATAAAGCGGCATGCCACGCGGACGAAGGCGGAGGAAACGGTGCTGCGTGCGCTGGAGGCGGCAAGCGACGGCGGGAGGGAATACCGTATCGCGCAGCAGGTGCGCAACCTTTTCCCGCTGCCGGGCGGCGGCGAATACATCCCGGACTTTGTGCTGCTTTACCCGGACGGCGGCATGACGGTGGTGGAGGTCAAGGGCGGCTACAAGGGGCCTGGTGCCGAACAGGGGCATGAACGGTATGCGCGTGTGGCCAGCCTTTACGCCACGAAGGCGTGCAGGTTTGAGAAATGGACGGTCGGACGCAACGGCCAGATCAACGTGGAGGCGTGGCTATGATGACGGAATTCGAGAAACTTGTGGAGGCCATGCGCTGGAATCAGACGCAGTATTTCAAGTCCCGCGAGGGGCGGTTCCTTGCCGAGAGCAAGCAGCTTGAAAAGATGGTGGACGAACATCTGCGGCGCGTCAAGGAGGCCGAACGGCAGCCTACACTGTTCGGAGGTGCCGCATGACATACCATTGTGCAGATCTTTTTTGCGGCGGCGGCGGGACATCGACTGGCATGATCGAAGCCTTCAAAAAGGCTGGTGCGGACTACACGCTGATTGGCATAAACCATTGGGCGGTGGCAATTGAGACAAACCGCATGAACCATGACGGCCAGTATTACTGCGCGTCCATCGACGGCGTGGATCCGACAGACGTGGTGCCTGGCGGCGTTCTGGACATCCTGTGGGCTTCGCCGGAATGCACCAACCACAGCCGTGCAAAGGGCGGCATGCCACGGCAGAACCAGTCACGATGCCAGCCGGAAATGCTGCTGTCGTGGATTCGCAAGCTAATCGTCAAGCGGATGTATGTGGAAAACGTTCCGGAATTTTTAGAATGGGGGCCGCTGTTGCCGAAGGACACGGTAATCGACGGCAAGCTATACAAGGCCGGAACGCCGGATCCGCGACGCAAGACGGTGTTTTTCCGCGACTGGATCGAATCCATAAAGCGGTCTGGTTATCGTGTTGACTGGCAGATAATGAACGCGGCGGACTACGGGGCGGCAACATGCCGTGAACGGCTGATAGTGCAGGCGGTGAGGATTGGAACGGGCGAACGGATCGCATGGCCGCAGCCTACGCATGCGCATGAGCCTGGGCTTTTCAAGGAGCACCAGTGGGTTCCGGCGCGGGACATCATCGACTGGTCTATCAAGGGGCGGAGCATTTTCACCCGCAGGAACCCATTAAAGCCTAATACACTGAAAAGGATAGAAAACGGCATAAGGAAATACTGGAAGGGGTGGGCGGAGCCGTTCCTTGTGCTGCTGCGCGGGACGAAGCCGAACCAGTTGGACTGCACGACGCACAGATTGACGGAGCCGCTGCCGACCATATCCGCAGGCGGTGTCCATGCCGGGCTTGTAAGGCCGTATCTGGTGCATTACCATGGAGGAGACGGAGCGGAAAAACGGACAAGCGGGATGGACGAGCCGTTGCCGACGTGCGACTGTTCCAACCGCTATGGTCTGGTGGAGGGCTTCATCGTTGACTTGGCGCACACGAAGGCGGACGGCGTATCCCGGAGCCTTGGGGAGCCGATGAACACGATTACATGCACGCACGGGACGCACGGGCTGGTGATGCCGTTGTTCATCCCGCAGCAATCAAAGGGGGCGGTTAAGCCCGTGACTAATCCTTTGCCGACAATCAGCACGGCTGGGGCCATATCAATCGTCGAGCCGTTGATCCAAGCATACTACGGAAACAATGACGAATGCAAGCCCGTTTCGCAGCCGCTGGACACCATCACCACCAAAGACCGTTTCGGGCTTGTTGAGGGCCAGTTGCTTAAGATGCCGGACGGCCAGATGTACAAGCTGGACATCACCTTCCGAATGTTGCAGCCGCACGAACTGGCGGCGGCGATGTCATTCCCAAAGGATTACAGGTTCAGCGGCACCAAAACCGAGAAAATCAAACAGATAGGTAATGCAGTATGTCCGAAATTGAGCGAATCACTGATAGCGGCGGCAATATCCGCATGAGCAGGTTTACCGAGCGTGAAATTGCCTTTTTCAAGGCCATAGGCGGCAACACAGCCGAGGAACTGGACGAGCGCACGTGGTGCATGCACGTCGGCAACTGCCTTGTAATCCGCGTGACAAGGCTGGAGACGGAATACGAGGTGTTTTGTGCGGATGACGAATACAACATCCAGGTGGTGCGGCATGGCTGGCTGCTTTACGACACGATACGTGGCGCAATATTCCGCTACAATGTGGCGGCCATGGTGATTGACGAGGCTGTAAATGACATCCAGATAATTGACAAGGAAGTTGAGGCATTGGTATGAACGAACTGAAAAAACAGATCCTGCAATCAATGCAGACGACAAGCCATGAAATAAAATACCATAAGCAGTTCATCGAATCCGCCGTGCGGAGACACAGGGAGACGACAAAGGGCGATATATGGGCTGAAATGACTACCTGGTATGATCTTATCAATGACTTGGAATATGCTACAAGAGAAATAAGAAAATCATTGTTAAGATACCACGACTTGCACGACGTATTAAAAATGATTGATAACCAAACAATCAAGGAGGCAAAATGAAAAAAAGCAAGGGACAAGCAAAGGACGATTTACAGGAGCATAACTACCCTTTGCCAATTAATAAGTATTATTTCCATGACGAATGTCTGAACGCCAAAAAGGAGGACGAGCCGCTGTTGTCCCAGAAAATGTGTTACAGGGGGCAATATAGGGATTTGCGGGAAATGGCAATGCGTATAATGCCTGCCGAATGGGTTGCGAAGATGCAGGACGGAGACCTGTGCGATGCCATACAGGTGCTGTACGCATACGCCGGATCAGATGAAAACAGTGAGACCATCGTGCTTATAGAACGCGCCAAAGCAGATGAATATATAAAAATGCGCCAGGCATACGAAACAGTTCTTGCGAGGTGATAAAATGAGCGTCTATGATTACGACTTTAAGATTGAAGGCTTGATGGCGCAATATGGCGGCGAGGTCGATAAAAACATCACCCGTACATGCGGAAACTGTTGCTTCTACGACAACGCGATTTTCGTTTGCGACAAATCGGAAGACATTGAGGGGCAGGGAACCATCGAGGCAACCACACCCGGATGCTGGAATCACATGACCAACGCGGAGCAGGAACGGCTAAAAGCTATCGTTGAGGAAGATAACAAGCAAGCCGCAAGGCGCAGGATTGCCGAGAATAGGCAGAATGGCACAGGCGACTGCGCTGGATGCCCGTTCAGAAAAGTGGCGATTGATGCTTTGCTAGGAGGAAAAGAGTTAAAGGAAACGCTTGCACTGATAGCAGCCGCGCAAGAGATGCGCGACATGCTGGATGAAGACATGAAGTTTCTGCGGGACACGGCTGAATGGCTTGTGAATCATAGGGGCATGAAGGACACACTTTTAGTGGCTATGATGTCCAAGCGGACGGATGATATTGACAAACTGTTAAGCAAGGCAAGAGGTGAACAATGAGCCAAGAACAAATAAACAAGAACAACCATATTGTAGATATTTTAAACGACATCCAATACAACGTTCATGACATCCAGCAAGAAGCGGATCCTTTAAACACAATCGAGCAACGTGCGGTATCTATCATCCGCGCATTGCGGCAAGGCATTGAACGTCTGCGCCGCATTGCTGGCGAGGGCGACACGCTGTATGGCCCGTACCCGCGTACACTTGCCGAGGCAAACCAGTGGCCCAAGGATGAACTGGCGTACGTGATGTGGCAGTTCTGGGATTGGGTATCGGGTGAAGGATGCCCGGCAGAGACCTGTAAAGATTTCCCGTGCAAGTATCGGCAAAAGACAAAAGCGGACTGCGAAGAAAACCTGCAAAACGGCGACCTGGACGAGGAAGGCTACAAGCTACAGCAGGAAAACGGATTCTATGCGGACAAATGGTGCGACGAGGAACAGACGGGGTGCTGGGGGCAGTATTACATGTGGTGCTATCGGCACGGGTACAACCCTGTGACGGGCAAGGAGGTGGAGCGATGAGCGAACTTCTGGGTGGTTATAAACACCACAAGGCGAGGAAGCAACACAGATGCTGGCTGTGCGGAAAGCCTATCATGCCTGGGGAAATGTACATGGCGGCGTTTGTAGTTGACGGCGGCGACACAAGCTATGACAGGGAGCATGTGCATTGCCACAACATCATGCACGACAAGTGCCAGGGCTGCAAAGATTATGACGGCGAATGCTGGAGCCAGGATTGCTTCGACGAAGCCATTACGGAACATGCCTGCAAGAAGTGCGGCGGCTGGCCTAAATGCGAGGACAATTTTTACGTGTGCGAAAAGGCATGGGAGATAATCAAGAAAAACAATGGCGAAATCAAGAAGGACGAAAGATAATGGGCATTGAAAGCATCGCAGATTCAACAGACATCCACTATATCAGAATAGAGTTGGATTACAAAGAGTTTAGATTTCTGGTTGTGCCCTGCCACGGCCCGAAATCATACATAGACACAAGCAACATATACACCACTAGCGATTGCATGACGATTGATGTCATGGATGAAAAAGACATACCAACCGCAAAGGAATTGCTGATCAGCCATGCAGCCCATGAGGCCGAGGTGCTGGTTAAGGAAGGGCAACGTATAATTGACGGACTTAAAAAGCTACAGCAGGAGGGCAAATGACTAACCAAGAGATCGCGCAAAAGTTGCGGGAGTATAACGAATGGCGGAGGGGTGAAGGCAAGTATGGCAAGGGTGGTGAAAAACAACCCATGGAGCCGAAGGAGCTTGGGCAAGTGATTGACCTTGCGGCAAAAAGGTTGGAAAACGCACAGCTTATGACGGAGATAATGTTTGATTCCGTGGCAGGTGACGACCAAGCTTCAGACAGGGTGTTGCGGCCATGGGCGGCCAGGACGGCAAGAAGGCAAGAAGGCAAGAAGGCAAGCAAGACAAGGAGGACACATGAAGGTTAGTTTTGTGAGATACCCGCCGAAGGAATACACGTGCTACTGCTGCGGGCGGACATTCCCGGCAAGCCCTGCATGGCAGGAGGTGCAGAAGCACCCGGAAAAGGCGACGATGCCGTGCCTGCTGTTTTCGGTGCCGGAGGCGGAGCGGGTCTGCGCCGAATGCGTGATACTGAACTGCCTAAAGGACAACGGGACGGCTGGCCAGTACAATCCGGGCGAGTTCAACGAGCGGACGATGGCGAACTGCAACAGAAAACGCCGCAGGGTGATCCGATGGTACAAGGCCAAGGGCTACACGTGGGAGCAGTTGCTTGTATCAATATGCGGCTTGAAAATCGAGGCGGAGGACAAGCCGGGCAGCGCGGCTGGCGGCCCCGTGGATGTACAGCAGCCAAATTTAAAGCCGTGACAATACGTTGTTTTATTTAGTAACTTTACTGATTTAATGTATATTTAGTAAATTACTTATATACAGTACGCACCAGGACAAAGACAGGACACTATACACAATGGCATTACCAGCAGACAATCCGACATGCTACGGACAGCCCGAAAAATGCGGCTGCCTGCCGGAGTGCGCCACGTGCCAGTATGCGGAATCCTGCCGCTGGTATATAGACAACCCTGCCCCGTTTGACAAGCATGGCAAAAGCACACGCGGCCATTGGGTCAGTTATGAACGTTACAGCTATAGTGCGGAGACGGCCAAGGATTGCGACCCGCCGGATGACAGCGAGGTCGAGGCGGTGCCGCAGTCCGAGCAGATGGTTCCGAATGATGACGACGACTACAACAAGCCTGTGTACAGCCAGGCCGATCTGCATGCCTTGCTGGTCTTCCTGCTGCGGGAGGTTGACGACTACACGCTGGCAATCGTCGAGTGTGTCTTGCGGGAGGATCACACCATGGCAAGCACCGTGGCAAAGGCTTTTGGAGTTAGCCGCGAGGCGATGCACCGCAAACTCATGGACAGTTGCCGACGCTATCCGGAACTGGCGGTCATGCTGAAAAGCGTGATGTACAGATGCAAGTCGCTGGCCAGCGTTGACAGGCGGGGCAGTATTATAGGGCGCAAAAACGTGAAAAGGCCGGACGACGGCAGACAGATGGAGTTCAGCTTTAATGGCTAATATAAATATATGTATAATGGCGGGAAATCTTACGGATGCCCCGAAAGTCAAGGCTTTCCAGTCCGGCATGCGCGTGGCGGAGTTTTCCGTGGCGGTGCATAGGCGGCTTAAGGACAAGGACGAGGACGTTTGTTTCATACCAGTAACGGTATGGGGCAAGATTGCGGATGTCTGCGAACGTTATCTGGCGAAGGGTTCCGGCGTGATGGTGCGCGGCTATCTTAAGCAGGATGTATGGGACGGCGACGACGGCAAGCGTCACACGGCATTGAAGCTGGTGGCGGACGAGGTGCAGTTCCTTGGCGGCAAGGGAAAGGATCTACCGCCACAGCAACAGCAGCAGCAAATGCCACCGCCACAGTCCTATGGACAACCGCCACCTGCCCTGCCCCAGCAGCAATATGCGCCGATGCCGCAGCAGATGCAGGGCGGCTACCAGATGCCACCGCAGGGGCAGGCCCAATACCAGCAGCCACCGCCGCAGCCATACGGCCAGCAGTGGCAGCAACCGCCGCAACAGCCGGGGAACTACAGGAACATAGACAACGGCGACCTGCCGGATTATCCGCCAGATTCGCCGGACACGCCGTTTTAATAAATCGAGGGAATAGACCATGGCAAAGAAAGATAATACTGCCCAAAGTGCCCCGACGCATGCGAAGGGGTTCAAGATTAGGCCGGACAAGCACAATTTCCGCATGCACCCGGAAAACAACAAGGCCCTAATAAAACGGAGCCTGGAGGAAAACGGCGCGGGCCGTTCAATCGTGGTGGACAACACTGGCGAAAGCATTGGCGGCAGCGGCGTGCTGGAGCAGGCGGAGAAGCTTGGCATAAAAAAGCGCATTGTGGAGACGGACGGCAGCGAACTGGTTGTGGTGGTGCGGAAGGACATCGGCCCGGACGATCCGCGCAGGAAGATGCTGGCATTGGCGGACAACGCGACAACCGACCAGAGCACGTGGGATGTGGCGCAGTTGGAGGCCAATTTCAGCCCGCAGGAATTGCAGGAGTGGGAAGTCGAGCTGCCGGACATGGGCGACGCTGAAAGTGCCCTGCCCGATCTGGGCGATGACGGCGAAAAGATGCCGTTCCAGCAGATGACCTTCACTTTGACGGATGCGCAGGCCGAAAGCGTCCGCGCCGCGATTGAGAAGGCGAAGAAGATGCCAGCCTACAAGGAACTTTGCGACGCGGAGGACGCGATGGGCGACATGGGAAACACGAACAGCAACGGCAACGCGCTGGCGTTGATAGTGGCGGAGTTTTTGGCAAATGGGACGATGTAAGGATATAATTGTCAAGCCTATAAAGGCAAGCGTGGCCAATGCGTTCGTCTGCCGCTACCACTACAGCGGCAAGGTGGTGCCGAACAGCCAGCTTCACCTTGGGTGCTACCTTGACGACGTGCTGGGCGGCGTGATGCAGTTCGGCCCAAGCCTTTTCAAAAAGGGCATGCTGGGCATTGTGCGCGGGACTACGTGGAACGGCTTCATTGAGTTGAACCGCATGGCGTTTTCGGACATCCTGCCGCGTAACAGTGAAAGCAGGTGCATTTCCGTGGCGTTGCGGATGATCCGAAAGAACTACCCGCACATAAAGTGGGTGGTCAGCTTTGCCGATGGCTGCCAGTGCGGCGACGGCACCATCTACCGTGCCAGCGGGTTCCTGCTTACTGGCATTACCGTGGCCGAAGGCAGCGGCACAAACTTCTACAGGCTGCCGAACGGCGAATCATACACCAACATAACGTGCAAGATGCACGGCTATGCGGGGGCCATTACGCACGTGTGCGACCGTGAGACGTTCGACAGGTTCATCGGCACGAATGTAAGCAGTTCGGCCCGTATGGATGCGCTTATAAAGCACCTGGGGGGGGTGAAGCTTCGGGGCTACAGTCTGCGGTACATCTATTTCACGGATCCAGAATGGCGGGATCGGCTGGCGGTGCCAGTGCTGCCGTATGACGCGATAGACAAGGCGGGTGCGCGTATGTATCTTGGGCAGCATTATGAAAGGGATGTTGACAAACAAGGCAAAGACGTGGAATGACTGATGTGTGCGCTGGTGGTGCAATGTTAGCACGGCGGCTGACCAAGCCGCAGATGGCGGTTCAAATCCGACCCCAGTGCTCCAAAGGTCAAGGGGGCGACAGATGGCCAATAAATTAAGATGTAGCAAGCAGGCCGTGCTGGAGGCATGCAAGGGCAGCATGGGGATATGTGAATCAGCACGGGCGCGGCTTGGAATCAGCCGCAGGGCGTTCTACAACTACCGCCAGCGGTGGCCGGAGGTGCAGCAGGCTTTGGACGACGAATTGCAAAGGGGCCTGGACTACGCCGAAAGCCAGTTGATGCAATTGATTAGGGACAAGGATTTCCGCGCCATTGCGTTTTATCTGGAGCGGAAGGGGCGCGAACGCGGATGGGGCCAGCAGCAGCAGGTGACAGTCCACAACGACACGCCTGTGCAGCCCATCATCTGCTTTGAGAAAACGCCGGAGGGCGGCGGAGATGGCGGCCAGTAATGTCAGACGGTTTGTCTTCAACGACAAATACCAGCCGCTGTTCAGCCATGACTGCCCGTGCAGGTACTACATCATAACGGGCGGACGCGGCAGCGGCAAAAGCTACGCCATAAGCAGTGCGGTGTCGGTTGACCATTGCAAGGCGGACTACAACACGCTTTATCTGCGCCAGACGCTAGTTTCGGCCCATGTGTCCATCATCCCGGAGTATTACGAAAAGCTGGAGCTGATGGGCATGTCCGACCGTGTGGCGAGATCCAACACCACCATGCGCAACCTTGACACGGGATGGAGCATTTATTTTCGTGGCATACAGACGGCGCGTGGCAGCAACGTGGCGCAGTTGAAGTCCATAAAGCGTGTGGGGCTGGCGTTGGTTGACGAGGCGCAGGAGCTGGTGGACGAGGAGGCGTTCGACCGTATCGACCTGTCATTGCGCGACAAGGGCGTGCGCAACAGGGTGTGGGTGTCAATGAACCCGCCAGGCAAGAACCACTGGATTTACAGGCGTTTTTTCAAGGAACGCGGCATTGCGGACAACTACAACGGCATTGCAGGCGACACGTGCTACATCCACACGACATATCTGGACAACCTTGCCAATCTTGACGATGATTTCATCCGGCTGGCGACGGAATGCAAGGCGAACAACCCGACTAAATACCGCAACGTGTTCCTGGGCTACTTTGCTGGCGACAAGGAGGGCGCGTTGTGGAACGCGGCCATGATCGACCCGTACAGGGTGGCGGACGCTGGCCAGCTTGACCGCATTGTCGTGGCGGTTGACCCCGCCGTCACCAACACGAAGAAATCCGACGAGACGGGCATTGTGGTCGTCGGATGCAAGCGGCTGCACGGCGAACGGCATTTTTACGTGCTGGCCGACAGGTCGATGCAGGCCAGCCCGGCAACATGGGCGGCGGCTGTGGCCAACGCCTACAACGAGTTCAAGGCCGACAGGGTTGTGGCCGAGGTGAACAACGGCGGGGACATGGTGGAGCAGATATTGCGGACGGCTGGCCAGAGGATGCCGTACAAGGCCGTGCATGCGACACGCGGCAAGATCACACGCGCCGAGCCAGTGGCGGCGTTGTATGAAAAGGGGCTGGTTCACCATGTCGGCACCTTTGGCGGGCTGGAAGACCAGATGCGCAACTACTGCGGATATGATGCGGAAGATTCGCCGGACAGGATGGACGCGCTGGTGTGGGCCATTACGGAACTTTCCACAAAGGGCGGCAGCGGCCCGGTCGAGTGACCGTTTTGCCAAGGACATCCATGTCATCCGCAAAAACGCAAAAATAATTTACTAAATTAACTTTTATTATTTGCATTTTGTAAATTACAGGGTATTCTTGAAGCGTTGACAGTGACAGCACACAGTAAAAACCACACAAACCACAAGGAAGACAAGATGCAGAAAAAGTATGAATCATTGAGCGCAAAGACCCGCGAGGAAGCTTGGCAGATGGCGGGAGAAATCTTTGGCTGCGATTATGAGGAAGACGCAGGGGCAAGCAATGGCGCGGGTTATCCGATATACAGGGGCGTTACGGACGCGCAATGCTGGATAAGCGACCTTAATTGCCGTCTGGAACTTAACATGGCGAACGGCGATACAATCAACATCTGGATTGACGAACCCGTGCAAAAGTACACCGCCGAGGAAGTCAAGGCGATCATTACCGAAGCCCAGAGGGAACTGGCGGCCATTGAGAAGATCACGCAGCTAGTGGGCAACCTTTTCAAATCCGACACGGCGACAGAGGTTTTGCATGAAATGGCGGCCAAGAGAAACCAGTACAAGGCTAGACTGGCGTTGTTCGGGCTTTGATTGAGATTTCACGGCACGACCAGCAACGGACGTGCCATTTTTTGCGGGCAACAACACAAGCAAAGGAGAAACAGCAGATGAAATGGAGCATGAACGGTGTAGAGTTTGACGGCACACCCGCCGAATACATGCAGGTGCAGGTGCTTTTGCATGGCGGAACCCAGACGGCCAAGCCAGTGATGGGCAGACGGGGCCACGCCGTGCGGATGACTGGCAGCGCAGGCCATGAGGATTTCAAGAACGCGGCTTTGGCGCATGCCAAGTTCCAGGAGTTGACGGGGCGGCCCATCGCCTACAGCACATTCGCCAAGCTGTGCAAGGACAAGGCCGTGGTGGATGGAATCAAGCTGGAGTTTTTGAGTGGCGGCATGAAGGACGGATTTGCGCCAAAGGACGCGGACGAAAGGCAGAAACAACAGGAACTCAACCTTGAAGGAGCAAAAGCATGAAACTGAACATCCGTGATTTTGGGAATCTTTACGGGCGGCCAAAGGAACTGGCGAACTTTTTGGCTTTGATTAAGTCGGAGCCGATTTCCGACAGTTGCGCCAATTTCACGCCACGCGACCTATACCATAATTACAAGGTGGTGGCGCACATCTGCCGTGAACGCAAGGCGCAGGAGTACTACAAGCCCGGCGACATCATGTTCACCCTGCACCCGCTGGGATGGCTTGAAGGCCAGATCACATGGCGGATCATCAAGGTGGAGCCGCAAAGGATGTTCCTGCTGGCGACGCGGCCCGTGGCGTACATCCCGTTTGACGCAGACGAGCTGTCGGAAGACAAGGACGGCAGGCCGCACCCCAAAAAATACCAGGTGGAATACGGTAATAATAGCTGGGAGACTTCTGCCGCACGTCAGTGGCTGAACAGCACGGCCCCGAAAGGTAAATGGTGGAACCCGCAGCACCCATGGGATGCCAAGCCGGACGAAGCTGACGAGTACGACGGTTTCATGTGCGGATTGCAGCAGGACTTTGCGGATTCCGTGAGGACGTACAGGGCGTTCACGCTTTGCACGGATGGCGGATGCACGGATTCGGAAGACAAGTTCTGGCTGCCAAGCATTACGGAACTGACGGGCGAGGCAAACGGCGGGATCATGGAAGGCGAACGGCTTTTGCAGTGCGCACTGCCGACAGGATTTTCGTGGCGGCTGCGTTCGCCTACCCCTGGTAACTCGAGCAGCGTGTGCGGCGTGAGCACCAGCGGCAGTTTGTTCAACAGCAGCGCTTATTACACGGGCAACGGGCTGGCCCCGGCTTGTGTCATCGGCGAAGATCATTAATCAAATCTCCGCACGAATGTGCGGACGTTGACACCATAGGCATATATGCAGGACATAACACTGCGTATATGCCTTTTTTATTTAACGCTATGGAAACCAACAACCAACAAATAACACTTACACCGCACGCGGTCATGCGGTGCCTTGAACGAGGCGTGACGCTGGCCATGGTGGCGCATGCGTTGACACATGGACATCGAGTATATCTGGCCGCACGGAAGGTGTGGCGGTACAAGGCCAAATGGGGGCGGCTGCATGTGTTCGCCGTGACCAGCGAAACGGATGGTGCGGTTATAACAGTTTATGCCGACAAATACACCAAACGTGTCAGACCTATTACAACGCGGAACAAAAGCCAGCGGCATGTCCATTAGCATATTGACACGCGGGGCATGGCAAGACGTGCAATCCACAAGGGGGCAACATGGCAAAAGACTACAACATACTATTCACCCGTAAAAACAAGTTCTACACGGACAACGAGGCCACATGGAGGCGGAGCCGCGACGCATACGGCGGCGGGAACAAATACATCCACCAGGGGCTTATCAAGCACATGTCCGAGATCAAGCCGGAGTTCGACGAACGGCTGGCGCGTGCGTATTATCTCAACTACCCGCGACGCATTGCCATGCTTATTACGCAGTGCGTTCTGGCGATGAGGCCGCAACGCGACGGCGCGGACAGCGAAATCGTGGAGGATTTCAGCCGCACAGGGCTGCGCGTTGACGAGGTCATGCGGCAGTTCTGCACCTTTATGAACGTGTATGGATGCGCATGGCTGGCGGTTGACATGCCGCGATTCGACGGCCCCAAGACAAAGGAGGACGAGCAGAAGGAAAGGCTGCGCCCGTATTGCCTTGCGTTGAACCCGTTGCAGGTGCTGGACTGGTGCTACGGCATGGACGGGCAGCTTGAATGGGTGCTGATGAGCGAGGACACGCTGGACAATACGGATCCGTTTGCACAGCCGAAGCAGATGGATGTCCGCAAGCTGTGGACGCGGCAGGATGTCACCATCGTGACACGCAACAAGGCCACGGGCGAACAGACGGAGACCATTTTGCCGCACGGTCTTGAATGCGTGCCGTTCATTCGCCACGTTGAGGTGGACGGCTACGGCATTGGCGAAAACCACTGGTTCGAGGACGTTGTGCGCATTTCGGACGCGATGCTGAACGACGGCAGCGAGGCCCAGATGAACGTGGTCAAGCAGATGTTCGGGCTGCTGGTGGTGCCGGAGGATTTCATCGACGGCATAAAGGCCCAGCAGCAGGAGGAAGAGGCGAACAACGAAAGGCCGAAGGATGAAAAGCTGTCGCATGTCCTTGCACGGTCTGCCGCGCTGTACGAAAGCGAGGCGGGGAAAGGATGCTGCCGCTACATCGCGCCAAGCGGCGCGGAGACGGCCACGATCCGCAGCGAGATTGACGCATTGCGGCGGGAACTGTTCAACGTCGTCGGTCTGGCGTTGGCCAAGGACACGAAGATGGTGGAATCTGCCGAGGCGAAGGCGTGGGACTTCCAGGCGGTCGAGCAGTACATGGCGACACGTGCGGACGTGCTGGAGCAATGCGAAACGCAGGCGTGGAAACTGCTGGCCACGTGGATGCCGACAATCAAGGTGCCGACAATATCCTACAACCGCAATTTCGCCATATTGGACTTGAAGGAGGCAATCGCGGCGTTGCTGGAGCTGTCCGGCTTCAACCAGGACAACGACCCGTACCAGCGGGAGATCGGCAAGACTGCGCTTTCCTTGCTTAACAGGCTGCGCCAGTTGCCACCGTCTGTGGAAAAGGCCGTGCTGGAGCTTATAGACAAGAGCACGCCGGGCAAGGACGCGGCGGAGCAGCAGCGCATGGTCGATGACATGAAGCGGCAGGCGGCGGGCGGTGCGGTCGATGTTGACAATGCAGGCAATGCTGGGTAATGCGTGCGCGGGCACGTTAAACATCGTAATAACATTACACACACGAGGGCATTTATGACGATTGCTGAAATTCTTGCCAAAATCGCCAAGGGCGAGGCGTTGACGGATGAGGAAAAAAAGTTCGCGCTGGAATACAAGGAGCCGACAGACGACGGCACCAAGATTCCAAAGGCGCGGCTAGACCAGGAGATTGCCAAGCGCAAGGCGGCGGAGGAACAGACGGCGCAGCTTAACACGCAGATCACCGAACTGCAAGAAAAGCTGGACAAGCTGGAGACAAGCGGTTTAACCGAAGCCGAAAAGGCCAAGACGGAGGCGGCGAAGCAGCTTAAGAACTTGCAGGCGCAGGTTGAAAAGCTGACGAAGGAACGCGACGAAGCGGCCAAGAAGGCGGCGGACATGGAGTTCAGCAGCGGCGTGCGCGAACTTGCGGCAAAGCATAATTTCGTGGATGCGGATTATCTGGGCTACAAGCTACAGGCGGCGGGGCTTAAGCTGGACGACGAAAACGGGATCGCAACCTTTATGAAAGGGCTGGAAAAGGAATCGCCAAGCATGTTCAGAAGCCAGGCGAAGCCCGGCGCGGGCACACAGCAGGATCAAGGCCAAGGCGGTGCCAACGCGACGGCCAAGCAGCGGCTGGAGGAACTGAACAAGAAAACGGAATTGAACAGCAAGGAACTTGCCGAGTTCATCGCCTTGCAGGCGGAGGTATCAAAGGCCGAGGAGGCCAGCAAGGGCGAAGGGAAAGGCGACGCAGGCGGCGACGCAGGCGGCGCAAACTAAAAAAGGAGCAACTAACTATGGCGTTTGAATTTGGTGCATTTAACGAATACAGCGACAGCGTGACCATTGCCGATCCTGTGATCCTGGCGGTCGCGAAGGCTATCAAGCTGGGCAACTGGGTGGGCAAGTTTTTCGAGGCCATGCCCGCGCCTGCCGTCACCATCACCACGAAGGACTTTGAGGTGTACAGCCGCAGCAAGACCAGCCGCGACGGTGCTGTCGGCACTGGCGGATGGGATGACGACGACACCGCAGACCTGCCCGTCACGGCGGCGTTTGCAAAGGGCGTGACCAAGGGCCACGTCATCCGCGTGGGCGATGAAGTAATGATCATCTCCAGCGTTGACCGCACGAACAACGACATCACCGTCTTGAAACGCGGCGATGCCGGAACCACCGCAGCCGCGCATTCCGCTGCCGCAGTCATCGAGGTCATCGGCTTTGCCGGAAACGACACCGACCTCAAGGACGTGGAAGGCATGCACGAAACCACCAGCAAATACACCAACTACGTGCAGACGGTGTATGAAATCATCGACTGGACGAAGCACGGCGAACTGCGCCGCAAGGGCTTGAGCGAAGCGCAGGCCACGGCCAATCTTATCACGGAGGGCGAGACCCGCGTGGCCGAAATGCTGGCCCGCATGTCCATCAAGGGCTACAAGAACGTGGCGACCAACGGTTCCACGCGATACATGAGCGCAGGTCTGATCCAGCAGCTTACCGACACGAACAGCGGTGCGCGTGCCCCGTTGACCTATGCGGTCGGCGGTACCCTTACCGAAGCGAAGCTGCTTGCGGCTTTGAAGACGGTTTTTGACGCTGGCGGCAGCCCGGACACCATCTGGTGCAACCCCACCGTCAAGGGCTACATCAACAATTTCAACATCGCCAACAGCAGCCTGGCGATCAACGCCAACAAGGACGACCACGGCGCGGGCGGCCAGTACGTCAACCACATCGACTACGAAGGCAACATCCTTGCGGTGCGCGTTGACCGTGACATGCCGGGCGGCAGCATTGCTGTCGTAAACCAGAGCCTGTGCAAGAAGGGCTGGCTTGAGAACGACGGTCTGCGTCTTGTCGATGAGCCAGCGGCCAGCAGCCGCGAAATGCGCAAGTCCTTGCAGGGATCTGTCGGCTTCGCCATTGAAGGCGTGGGTGCTGAACACATCCTGCTGACTGGCATTACGGGCGGCCCTGCCGGACGTGTTTACACGACCGCAAGCGCAAACTGACGGACGCGCCACAAGGCGCATGATGCAGTAATTGCGACATGGGGCGGGGCCGAGATGCCCTGCCCCATTTTTATAAGGAGTGGTGGCATGGAAAAGAAAGAACTTTACAGTGCTTTGCAGGACGCTGGCGTTGAGTTGCCGGAATACAGGCGGGTGACGGTGGCGACGTTGCAGCAGCTTTATGACACGCACATTGCGAAGCAGGAACCGCAGGGAGATGCAGAGAAGGAGCCGGACGCGGAGGGGACGGACGACAGACGGCAGGGGAATCCGCCAGGTCTGTATTTTGCGGGATCCGGCTGGTGCGAGGAACTGCAAACAAGCTATTTCATGGGATGGTATGCGCCGCAGACATGGGCCGAATACGATGCCTTGAAGCCATACGCGCAAGGGGGTGCAAAATGACGGATGCGGAACTGCTTACGACGGTGACGGCCATAATGTCCAACCATCTGGACAAGACTTACTGGACAGGGCTGGACAGCGACACAAAGGTGGCAGCCGTGGAGATGGCCAAGGGCGACGTGCTGGCGCGTCTGCCTGGGCAGACATTGGCGGCGATTAACAACGAGACGGCGCAGGGGAACCCCGTCGTTCTGGCGATGGCCGAGCAGGCGGTCTATCTGGCGCGGAACTATGGGCAGCAGGTCAACGGCAAGGTCGTGACAAGCGAGGCCGTGGAGGGGTTGAGCGTTGGCTACACCATCATCGGCAAGGCCGAGACATTGGGATTTTCGGCGCGGGCGGAGGCATATCTACAGCAGGCCAAACGCGCCAGAAGGGCATGGGGCATAAGATTTACCAGAGGGTAGAAGGACATGGCGCAGAAGCACAGCCACAAGACGGCGGAGCCAGTCAAAACGGTGCTTGCGACGGAGGCGGAGATTGACAAGATCTGCGAAGAGGCCAAACACCAGATATACGACAAGGTGCAGGCGCACGTTGACAAGCACCCTGGCGATGCGTTTTCCGGGCATTATCTGGTGGACTTGGAAAAATCGCTTAAGGCGTTGTACAAGATGACTGGCAACAAGGTCGCGGGGGCTTTCAAAAAGGGCCTGCCGACGACCATGCAGGCGTTCTACGCGCAGGCCGCAGAGGACATGAAGACACGCGGCACCCGCAACGCAATTCTGGGGAAGGTGGACGAGCGGCGGATAAACGACCAACTGGACAGTGCCTTCCAGCAGGTCGCCATGCGGACTACCAAGATGACGTTCCAGCACATCCAGCAGTTGCGGCAGATCAGCGCGGAGGTGTTCCGCACGGCCACGCTGACGGGGGCCAGCCGGAAGGAGGTCACGCGGCAGTTGCTGGACAAGGCCAGGCAGATACCGGGCTTCAAGTTCGTGGCGAACAATGGCGTGGTATGGTCTGACCAGGCGTATTTCAAGATGCTGGCGCGGACGGAGCTGATGCAGGCGGGGCGGCGCAGCTATGAGGAAAAGTGCGCGGAGGAAGGTTACGACATTGTGCGGCTGGACTACAGCGGCGACAGTTGCGACGCTTGCGGCAAATGGGAGGGCAAGTTGTTCAGCCTTACGGGCGCAACGCCTGGCCTGCCGACAAAGGACGAACTGGTCGCGGACGGCGTTTTCCATCCGAACTGCACGCACAGCTACACGGCGGTGACGGACTTTGAACTGGCGGAAATGGGGCTGGAAATGCGCCAGCCCGGCACGGCGGACGATGATCTGGCGGACACTGCGCCTGTGGATGTGAGCGATGCGGAGGCGACACGGGCGGCGGAGCAGATAGAGGCGCAGCGTGCCGCGTGGCCGGATGATCCGGAGGCTTTGAGGGTCGTCAGATCATTGGGCGGCAGCACGGGCGCGGAAATGGTGGAGGACGAGGACGGCAACCGCTACGTGCGCAAGCATGGCGGCAGTGCGGGCGGCGACGCGGCGGCGCATTTGCGCAACGAATGCGCGGCGGACAACTTCTACCGTGCCATGGGCATTGACGTGCCCGAAAACAGGCTGTACGAAACGGACAAAGGCCCTGTCAAGCTGTCGCGTTTCGTCGATGGCGGCGAAAATCTGGGCAGTTGGTGGTCGCACGCCAATGCGGACGAACGGCGGGAAATGCTGGCCAAACTGCGTCCGGGCTTTGATCTGGATGTAGTGACGGGCAATTGGGATGTCATCGGCATGGGGGCGGACAACATACTGGTTGACAAGGACGGCAGGCCGTGGCGTATCGACAACGGCGGTGCATTGGGCTACCGTGCGCAGGGGGCGCAGAAGAAGCCGGAGGAATGGGCCGAAGGCTGGCCGGACGACCTGTGGACGATGCGCACAAGCAGCAACAACAAGGCGTTTTTTGGCGACATCGACACGCTTGACCTATGCCGGACGATAAGCGAGAGGGACTACAGCGAGGCGTTGAAGGGCTTGCAGGAGGCCGACAGAAAAGTCATCGAAAGGCGGCTGGACGAGATCAAGCAGCTTGCAGAACGTGGTGCGCCGTTCAAGGCGGACGGATACAGGACGGACTGCATTGACACGATGCTGAAGGCAAGCTATGACTTATGCAAGGACGGGCTGCGGGACAAGATGAAGGTGCAGATAACACTTGGCGGCAGCTATCTGCCAGTGGACTATGGGCCGTTCCGTTCCGGCAGCAGCGGCAGCAACGGCATTGATCCGATGGCGGCGCAGAATACGAACATACAGCAGACGGTGCTGGCGGCTGTAAAGACGGTCAACCTGCACAACGGGCAGGCGACAGGCAAAAGCGGCAGCGGAGACCACAAGCCGAACCAGACGAGCATTGACGCGGCAGTTGCACTTAAGCCGGAACTGGAGAAACTGGCTAAACAGGGCAACACTGGTGCGGCGTACTATTTGCGTAAAATAGAGCAGATGGAGGATGCGGCGAAGGCCGGAACGACCATTGCAGGCAAACAGCTTGACACCCACGTGGAGGTTTACCAGCCGAAACCGCAGGCGCATGTCGCGGCGGACAAGCGGAGCTTTACCACACAGGTATATGAGTATATTGCCAAGCAGTCTGTCACGCATAACGGGAAGACCATACAGCTAGATCCATATTTCATTGCCAGGAGCCAGGATTCACAAGCGGGCGACAGCTACGGAGCGGACGCTTGCAAGATGAAGATAGTGCGGCTTAACGCCATGGGCATAAAGCCCGGCGACGCTGAAAGGAAAGGCTACTACATGGGGAAAGGCACCTACCGTGAACACAATATGAAGGATGCCATGGACTACTACAAGGACTACCCGGACGAGTTGCTGCGTGATACGGAGACGTTCATGCAGTACCAAGGGGCTTTGCAGGTCATGCTGGAAAACACGGATCTGCCGTATGCCGACAAGGCGACCCGCACTATCCTGCTGGGGAGGACGGAAAGCGGCGATGTCTTGCGGGGTATGCGTGCCGGACAGGAGGCGACGCACGGCAGGGGCGTTGTGGAAAGCCATGCGATGTTCCGAAGCGTGTCCGTTCATGGGGGCGAACTGACAATCGTGCGTGTGCCGTTCGACCGTATCAACGGATGTTTCATGTGCGAACGGGAGCCGGGCAGCAACGGCAGCGGATTCCTGGGCGATGGCGAAAACGAAATGACGGCAGATACAAATGGGCTGAAAGTGCTATATGTCGGACATGCTGGCAATGGAAAAGACTTGAAGCCATACTATGACAAGTACATCCAATGGGAAAAGAACGGCTATAAATAACACCGCAACTTTACAAAATCAACTTGTGAATTTACTTTCTTGTAGTATATTCCTTAATATCGGGGGCATTCCCGAATAAAAAACCACAACCAAACAAGGAGCAACACAACATGCAGCGATGGATCTACTATGACTACATGGGGGTGTACAACCCTGTCTGCGAAGACGCAGGCGACATCACGGAGATTGTGCCAAACATTCCGGCAGCCCCGGAAAGCTATGGCAATCTGGACACAATCGTGGCGGACGGCATAAAGTTCGGATGCGACTGCAAGAAGGCAATTTTAGATTACGGGGGGATACTTTTTTTCCAGCCCTATGATCCTGGGAGGACAGGCAAGACGATCTTCCGCGAACTGCCTGCCGGAATCAAGCATGGCGACAGCATGGATGCCAAGCCTGGGGAAAAGTGGCTTGACGCAAAACACAGCATTCTGACACCCATCTGCACAGATCCGCGTGTCCTGTACATTGCGCACAGGGGGTGGATGCTTGGAGATTCGCCGGGCGGTGATAGCGTCGAGAGATGGCGGCAGGACATACCGACGCGCCAGATGGCGTTGCGCTGGCTGCTGGACAACAGGAAGATGACTGACTGCATACCATTTGACTGGCTACGGCTGAAAATACAACATGCGGAGCAACAAGGGGAGGCATAATTATGTGGTTATTTTGCAAACAGGGATTCTACAGCGCAGTGCAGCACCGTGACAATCCGGAAATAATCCTGCTGCGTGCGCGTTTCGACGGAGATCTGGAATGTCTGCTGGAACACTGCGGATGCGAAAACTACAAGGTGTTCATCAAGGAGACACCAGATGCAGACTACCGTTTCCGCGTCGAACTGCCACGCGCCATGTGGGGCGACATCGTGAAGCAGGTGGCCGACGAAATCGACTACGACAATTTCAAGAACAGCGTCCACGAGGGGCAAGGAAGCGCACGAGACGCGGCGTACATGGGCTGCTGGTGGGAATTGCGCAAGGGACAGGCGGCGAAGTGGTAGTCAACCACGGGCAGGCGGCTTTTCTGGTCGCCTGCTTTTTTGTATTGTTGACATTGCGGGCATTGTCGTGACTGGATAAGCCATGCGGGTTTGCGCAGATCCGCATGGGAAGATTTGAGCGGCCAGCCACGAAAGCCGAAGAAGGTGGTTCGACACTGCCCGGCGCGGGGATGGATGCCCCAAGCTGTAGTTTATCGGCTAAAACATCGGCTTTTTCTGATGCGGGGATGGAGCAGTCTGGTAGCTTGCCAGTTTCATGAGCTGGAGGTCAGTGGTTCAAATCCACTTCCCCACATCCTTACGACCATTTTGGAGGGTTGGCAGAGTTCGGTTTATTGCGTGCGTTTGCTAGGCGCATGGGCGGACACGTCCCGCAGGTTCAAATCCTGCACCCTCCGCCATTATATTATAGGTAAAGGAAAAATGTCGGAGACACAGACGCAGCAGGCGGATGCCACGGCATGCAAGTGCTGGGCGGAGAAATGCCGATACAACGGCAACGGGCAGTGCGCCTTCAAGTGCATTGAGATAGGGGCGCAGGGCCAGTGCCTTTCCTTTGCCGTGCGCGACAGGGCAAGCATTGTGGCGTATCTGCAAGGCCGTGGCCTGTCTGACGGTGAAATCGGCCAGTTGCTTAAGGAGGCGGGATATGGCGACACTAATTGAACGGATCGCAAAGACGCTGGCCGTGCTTGCGCAGCCTACAGGGCAGTTTCTGGACGGCGTGCCGCAGATGGCGAACATAACCTGCATGGTGTTTGAACTTGGCAAGACGCGGCAGGTTTTCAACGAGTTTGGCGAAGTGAGAACCGAAAAGGTGTTTCTGGTCGCGCCATTGGCGCAGGCACCCGTATTGCCGGGTCGCATTACAGTGGGCGGCAAGACCTACGAGCTTGCAAGCGTCAAGGAGTATCACGACATGTCCGGCACATTATGGGGCTATCGCGTGACGGTGGCGGGAGGCGCATGATGGCGGCGGCACCCGTATTCCGTTTCAGCACAGTGCAGTTGCAGGCAGGTATAAGGCGGCTGCTGGAGCAGGACGCACGGCTGGCGAGGGCCGCCATGCGCGACGTGGCCATGCTGCTGATAAAGGCGGCGCGTGACCGTGCGCCGATTGACGAGGGGAACCTTGCCAACAGCATAACGGCGGAGGCCCTGCCCTACCGCAAAAGCTGGGCGGCGGTGGTTTACGTGCCGATCAACAGCCAGGCGGCGCAGTACGCCGTGCCGATGCACGAAGGCCAGTACAATCTGGGAAAGAACAGCGAGGCAAAGCAATTGAAGGTCGGCGTTACGGTCGGCCCAGGCTACCTGTCGCGGGCGGTTGACGACAACAAACAGAAGATCATGGCCATGATTGCCTTCAAGGTGAAAAAATGAACATCGACGTTAAAACGCTGGAAAAGGAGCTGACGGCGTATTTCGCCACGGTGCTTAATCTGACGGTGGACACAAACATCTTTCGCGGCGCAATACCCGAAAATGTGCAGAACGGCGTGGCGGTGCGGATCATCGGCCAGAACATCGCCAGCAACATAGACCACCCGACATACAGGGTGCAGGTTTTCGGCAAGTTCACCAACAGGGACGACGCATGGACGATGCTGACGAAAATGGCTGGATGCCTGCCCGGATACGGGCGGGAGACAACCAGCTACATTCTGGTGAACATGCTGCCGGAGGGCGAAGGCGTAACGCCTTACGAGACGCTGGACAACGGCGGGCGGACGCACAACGCCAGCGTTGTAGTGCGCGTTTGCGTGTTGACAAGAGGGGCATAACTGACGGCGTTTTGCCATGAGTTACCAACACAAAGGACAGGAGTTTAAAAATGGCTGAATTGACACAGAGCGAAATAGATGCGCTTATCGCGCTGCTGAAGAAGTACCCGTATTTATGCAGTGCCGGATCTGACAGTCTGGGGCCGTTGTCCGGGCCGCCTACCACGGAAGGCGACACCGAGACAAAGGACGTGCAGTTGTATGAGACCGAAGGGAACGTCGAGGCCAGCTACTTGACGAAAAACAACGTGCGTCTGACCATCAAGACGCGCAACGTTGACAAGGGCATGGCGTTGATGGCCGCAATTGCCAAGGGCGACAACCTGCTGGCAAGCACCCGCGAGGTGTCCATCACCCTTGTGCCCATCACGTCCGCGCAGAACGAAAAGACCATCACGTTCGCGCACGCATACTTGCAGCCTGGCTTGAAGTTCAGTCCAGGCGAAAACGGCGACCCTTCCGAGGTCGAACTGACGTACATCTGCAAGGCCGATGCCACCACGGGCAAGCCTTTCACCTACGCATGACCGATGGCCGCCAGTGCATAACGTGCTGGCGGCTTTTGTTTTGCCAAAACCGCCAAAAGTTGAAAAAGTAAAAATAAAGCATATATTAGTTATGGACATGGCCCCATGGCGGAATGGCAGACGCTCTTGACTTAAAATCAAGTGCCTTTTTGGCGTATCGGTTCGAGTCCGATTGGGGCTATCCATAACAGGAAAAGGAGGTAACATGAGCCAGCAACAGCAACAGCCTAACATCACCATTGTCCAGAAAAACGAAGGATGCCTTGGGGGATGCGCCAAATGGGTCGCCCTGCTTGGCATACTGCTGATCGCAGTTGTGGTAATCGGCGTGCATGCGGTGGACAAGGCAACCGAACGTGCGGCGGAGATCCGCCAGGAGCAAGGCGCGGAGCCGCAGCAGACCGCAGGGCAGGAGCAGGCGAAGCCGGAGCCGAAGGCGGCAAATCCGACGCTTGAGGCCGCGCTGGCGTATCTGCCGAAAAACGTCGAGGGGCTGGTCATGTGCAAGATCATAGGCAACGACGTGTACATGGCGTACAAGGACAACACTTTCCCGGAAGACTACAAGACCATTGCCAACGCGGCGGCGGTAAACGGCAGCATGGCACTGGTGAAGGCTGGCGAAACACAATCCAGATGCACGGCGTGGGTAATACCAGCCGACGCGGAGGCCGGAAACGTTGACAAGATTTTCTACACCGCAACGGCAAGGAACGGCAAGCTGCAACAGTAAACGGGACATTTTAGGATAACGAAAGCCGCAGGGGCATTGCTTCTGCGGCTTTTTTTTGCGCCATGTTGACACGCAGGGCGTTTGTGGATGCTATTTTGACCACAAACAGGAGCAAGACACAACATGGCTATTAACTTCAATGAATTGACAAAAACCACCGTGCATATCGGCATTGGCGACGGCAATTATGTGGAGGTTCCGATGCTGACGGTGGAGGACTATGCGGAATTGCAGCAGTTGCAGCGCACGCTTACGGAGTTGAGCGAAAAGAAGGACGCGACGCAGACGCAGCGCGTTGACGCGATTATGAAGGGACGCGACAAGCTGGCGGCCATGGCAATGAAGGTCATGCCGCAGGAACTCCACAACGGGCTTAAACGCATGGACTACATGACACTGCTTAAGCTGGTGACGGTGCTGTGCAATGGCAAGGACGAAGGGGAAAAGGACGACCCGCAAAAAAAAACAGTGATGCCAAGCCAGAAGCCGCAGATGTGACGCAGGAGGTTGACTACCAGTTCACGGCCCTGCTTATTGCCCATGTGTTCGGGTGGACGATCCGGCAGGTCTTGCAACTGACATGGCCGCAGTTTGAGTATATATCATTGAACATCTGCCGGATCCAATACTGGCACGCCAAGAACGAGGTCTTTTTCGGTGTGTCGGCGGCATTCGGCAGCGAGAAAAGCAAGAACACGCTTTTCGACAGCGCAGGTGATTTCTTTATAAGGCAGGAGCCGGACATGTCCTACACGCCGGAGCAACTGGCGGCGGCGGAGGCCAGAATGGCGGAGATTCAACGCAAAAGGAGCGAGGCGAACAATGTTTAACGTGGGTGTCATCGAGGCCGCCGCAACACTGGACGACAGCGACTACAAGAACAAGCTGCTACAGATGCCGGGACTTGCAAAAAGCACGCTTTCCAAGGTGGCTGGCATTGCCGCAGGCTTTTTGTCGTTCGGCGCGGCTGCCGCAGGCATAAAGGAGAGCGTGCAGGCGTTCATCGTGCAGGAAAACGCCGTGAAGGGAGTTGCCGCTGCATTGAAGGACAGCGGCATGGCGGAGGAACTGGAGGACTACGCCGGAGAGTTGCAGAAGGTGACGACCTACGGCGACGAAGCCACGTTGCAGGTCATGTCACTAGGCTTGAACATGGGCATTGCCGAGGGGAAGATAAAGGATGCCAGCAAGGCCGCCATAGGTCTTGCAACGGCGTATAAAATGGATCTGAACACGGCCATGACGATGATCGCCAAGGCCAACGCCGGGCAGACTGGCGCATTGTCCAGATACGGCATTGAACTGGATGAAAGCAAGACGAAGGAGGAACAGTTCAACGAACTGCTGGGCAAAGGCGCGGATGCCTTTGCGCTTGCGGAGGAACAGGCGCGGACGACTGGAGGGCGGTTGCAGCAGATGGGCAACGCATGGGGCGACTTGAAGGAAGCCGTGGGGGAGTTCATCGTCAATCTGTTCGGCGTTGGGGACGCGGCAGGCGGTATCATGTCCGTCATGCAGGATTTAACCGTGCAGATCAAGGAAAACATGGGCGAGTGGGTGTTCGCCATCCGCAGCGTGTACTACGACATAGAGGCCAACGTAAAAAAGACATGGGCGGTCGTCGAACCAGCGATCATGTATCTGGGGCGGGCTTTTGTCGCGGGATGCAACGACATCGTTGCCATAGGCCAGTGGGCGTTTGAGAATTTCGGCAAGGTGTGGGAAAACCTGCCGGACGTGTTCATTGCGATGGGAAAAGACATCCTGCAATTCTGGCGGAACATATTCGACGGGCTGCTGCATTTGGCGGTCAATCTTGGCAAGGCTATATGGACGGCCATAAAGGGCGGAGGCGCGGAAGGCTTCAAGGACATGGTGGATCAGCTTCTGGAGGATGCCGTGCGGACGGTCGCGGATGCAGGCGGGGCGACGGAAAAGGCTTTGCGCGACGCTGGCGTTACACCGTTCCCGGAAATGGAAAGCGGCGACCTTGCGGGCATGGTTGACCAGTACAGGCAGATTGGGGAGCGATTCAGCCAGATAGATGCGCAGCGTTCGGAAAAGCAGGCGAAGCTGGAGGCGGACTACGCCAGAAAACTTGAGGAAAGCCGGAAGGCTGGCAACGGCAAGACGGCGCAAGGCGCAGGCGGCGGGCCGGAGGCGACCAAAAAGGACAACGTGGCTGGCAGTTTCAGCGCGGCCATACTGTCGGCCATGCTTGGCAACGGCAGCCCCGAAAAGGAGACGGCGGCCAACACCAAGGAACTTGTGCGCGAACTGAAAAAGACAAACGCGAAAATCACAGACGGCATGGAAGAAGTCTATACATAGGGGTATATATGAGCGTAACTGTCAGACGATTGGATGAAGGCGCGGAAAACTGGCACGGCCCTACTGGCGGCAAGCCGGACGGCTACTGTCTCAACGCGGAAATACAATACCTTGTCACGGGTGCCAAGAACAGGGGCGAGGCCATTGCAGGCGTATTGGCGGAGGCCCCGGACGAATACAACGGCGTGCCGCTGCATGAGGTGCGTTTTGACGCTTGGCAGCATGACACGGCGACCATTGTGGCGGTTTACCAGCGAAGCGACGGCAGCGCGGCTGGCGGATCGGATGACGACGAACCCATGCTAAACTACGACTGCGGGGGAGGCACGCGCCACGTCGTGCAGGCCATCAACCAGACGAAGGTCTATCCAAGCAACGACACCACGGACGACGCTGGCGGCATGATAGGCTGGAACGGCAAAAGCGGGAGCGAGGCGGAGTTCGCCGGAGTGGACATGCCTGCCGCAAACATGCGGCTGGGCTACACCAAGACAGTGAGCGTGCATAAGCTGGCAAGCGTGGAATACATGAAGACTGTGGCGGCGTGCGTCGGCAAGGTGAACGCCACGCCGTTCAGGGGCTGGGACGTTGGCGAACTTATGTTCCTGGGCACGTCCTACTCCACGCCGATGCGCGGCGCGGGGCGCATATCCGTGACGTTCAATTTCCAGGCCAACCCAAACCAGACAAACGCTACTGTGGCCGGGCACAGCGTGGGTGCAAAAAAAGGTTTTCAATACCTGTGGTCTAGGAGCAAGACGAAAAACAACACATCCGGCAAGCCTGTCATCGACATCGAGGGCATTTACAGAAGCGATGTCGTGGAAGTGGCTGATTTCAGCAGGCTTGGCATTTAAAGGAGCAGGAAAAATGGCATACTGGCCAGACGTGCATAAAGGGCAAAAGGTACAGCGCAGCGCGATGCTTGAAAACGACGTGCGGCACATGATCAACCCATTGGGGGGCATCGGCAGCGCGGGCGCAAAGGGAGTGGGGAGCGGAATTGTGCGGGTGCAGGTATGGAACGCAAGCGGATCCGCCATTCCAGCCTATTCGCCTGTGGCGTTTGACATGACGCAGGCCATGGCTGGCAACGCATACCCTGTCGTGCTTGTAAGCGATGTGTCCAAGCCCTACGGGGTGTTGCCACAGGCGTTGGCGGCGCGGGAGATGGGAGACTGCATTATCGCAGGACTTGCGACAATCCGCATTAACATTGGCACAGGCATGTACGCCACGCCAAACGTCAACGCAAACACCTTCAATATGGGCGACACTGGTTCCGCTGCCCTGCTCTATCGTGCCTCTGGCAGCTATATTGCGACGGTCATGCTGGGCAAGGCAAGCCCCACGGAATCCGGCGACAAGATAACGGGGGCGTTTGACGTTATGTATGACGAGGCCAATGCGCTGGTCAAGGTGTACAATTCGTCAAGCCCTACTAGCACTACTGCTGGCTATGTCTATAGCGGCGTTAATACGATTGCCATTCCGGTTGCGACATTCCCGGCATTGATGTCCGGCTACTTGTACATTGACGTGAACTACCAGACAAGCACATACCAGATAGGATTTGCCGACAGCGTTCCATCCGTATCATCGACCGAACGCAGATGGGTATGGCGGCTGGCGCGGGTGCGCTATAGTTCCGTTCTTGCGCCTGTGCAGATTGAAAAATACAACATGCCAGGCAACGTGCAGGTATATGACAGGTGGACATAATATGAACACGCCACGACAAATAAGGGGCTTCACCACGTATGCCCCGGACTACCCGAACATCGTAGGGCTGCATTATACGCAGTTTGCCCGCGCCTTGTGCAACGCGATCAAGGAAAGGGCGGAAGCCGTCAATATGAACTTGGGGGCGTATGTTGATTGCGATTTTGAGCAAGGGACATACAAAGATTATCATTTCCGGGTGGACGTTGATACCACCATAACTGACCTATGCAAAAGATATACCAATCAGTATTCGGCAGAATATGGGAGTTTCTGGACATTTGACACGCTGCTGGCAAAGGCGGCGGATGTTCTTGGCCTGCAAAGCGGCGAGGAGATAGCAGCCAATCGAGGGGGTGGGATCCGTGGCGGATTTTCCACTGCCGCATGGGGAATACAACGTGCTACAATGCTGTCTCTACTAACACATTATGACGTTTCATATCATAATAATAGCGGTGTAGTTTGCCATTTCTTTACATATAGTAGATATGGCAGAGTTGATATTGAGAATTTAACACCGCAAAGGGAAAATGTAGAGGGTGCCATTGCAGCCTCCAGCGTGGAACTTGATGCAGAAGAATACTCTGCCGGGCGTTCAGTATTCAGATTTAGGAATTTTGTATCGTGGGAATCTGAATCATTGGGGGGATGGGATAGATATTGCCATATTGAAAAAACAGAGCAGGCATATCTAGTGCCAGGAGAGGGATATTCCATCTTGCTTGACTGCGATGCTGTGATAGTTGCAAATCTTGATGATGATGATGGAGATCGTTATTATTTCGACGACATGGGGGATAATTATGTAGTTGGATATAATTATATCAATGTGCATATTGATTCAAATGGCGTTTTCTGGAATACAGGGGGGCCGTCATATCCGTCGATATATCCAGACAAGCAAATTGGATACATGCCCATTGTAGTTGGTTATAGTGGCCCGCATAAACTGGTCGCGTTATTAGGAAACAAGTTCAATTACCAGCTAGTGTGGTGATATTGACAGGCAGGGCATTTGCAGGCAGGCAAAAAAAACAAAGGAGCACAGATGCAGAACATAGTTTTATACGTGGCGGCTGGCGGCACGCTTGGCGTTGTCAAGGACTACGTGAACACGCGGAACGTGGCCGCGCCGACACTGATGCTTGGCGTTGGCTGCACGCTGAAGATGAGGCTTTTCAAGGGCGAGGACATCCAGACGGCTTTCCCGCTGGCGCAACTCAACACCGTGGCCGCGTGGTCGTGGATCATGGGCGACACGTTCGGCGGAAACGCGGAGCCGCTGGTGCAGGCGGACGCAACGGAAATAACGGTGGCGCAGGTGACTGACGCAATCGACGGGACAACGCGCACATATACCGAGGTGGCGATCCCGATGCCGGACATGAACACGGAGGGGCTGACGGAATGGCTGGGCGAAGCGGAAAGCAAGGGCGGACTGCATGGCGAACTGATCGGCACGGACACGGGCGGGGACATTGTTTTCGTCTTGCAGGTTAAGAACTTCACTGTTCGCAACCGCATTGGCGCAAACGGAACGCCGACTGAAATCGAGCCGGAATATCTGACGGAAGTGCAAGTTCGCGGGCTGGTTGCGGGGGCTACGCAGCAGCCGACAGCACGGGTGGCGTATCTGTCAACGGAGGGGCGCGGGACGCTTTATCTGGACAAGCGGAACGTAGTGGACGGCACGGCGGTGTCCGGCGGCACGCTTGCTTTTGCCGCGCCAACCGTGAAAACGACGGACGGGGGGAGCACGTACACGGGGCAGTCCGGCGACATGTTCGAATGGCTGTGCCATGTGACGGCCACGGCGGACATCACGACCATCACATACGGCGCGGGGGTGGACAACGCGAACGTTCCGGCAACACTGTCGTTGAAGGATGCCGCAACGACGGTGCATGTGTTCCGGATTATGGCGACGTACAGCGCAGGCGCAAGCAATAAGCTGGCGTTCCATATATTCTACGACGGCAGCTACAAGGCATAAGGCAAAGGAGCAAGACAATGGCCGAGAAATTCTACAGGGACATCTGGGGCCGGACGCATTTGGATCCGGGCTACAACACCGTACCGCAGAAGCCATACGAGATTGATTCTCCGGCAAGCGGTGACGGCGTGACGTACATACGGTATGAGGACAAGGACACGTGCGCGATCCACCGGGTCACGTCGGCCACATCCAACGGGCGCAAGACGACGAAGATCGAAATCGCATACGGTGCATGGGCGGATCGTGCGACGCTGGAATACGAACCAGCAGCTAACTACCCGAAGGAGGTGGAGGCATAATGGGCGTTAAATATGACACGATGCTAGGGCAGATGCGCGACACGGACACCGTGGGCGACGTTGACGGATTGCAGGACGCTCTGAACGGCAAGACCAGCGCGGAGACGACAAACGCCTGCACGAACATAAAGGCCACGCAGATCAACAACAAGGTTTACATCAACTGGACTGATCCGGGCGACAAGACCGAGGGCGGCGTGGTGGTGGCCATGTGGGGCTACACGCAACTGCGGCGCAAGGTGGGAAGTGCGCCAAGCGGCATAACGGACGGCGACCTGGTGACCAGCAGCAGCGTGGCGAACCAGTACCAGACCACGGAGTACGTCGATACCCTGCCGGACACCACGCAGACGTACTACTACCGCCTTTTCCCGGTCACGGTTTACGGCGCGGCCAACACCAGCAGCGACAACATCTTCCAGCCCGCGCCTATAGGATGGGCGGACGTGCAAAGCATTGTCCGCGCTGGCAAGGCGGCGGAATACTTTTCCGTTGGCGACGTGCTGACGACGGCACACAGCACGTATGGCACGATTTCGTGGCAGATCGTCGGCTTTGACCAGATGACACCAACCGACACGACCAAGACGCACAGCATGACGCTGTTGAGCCTCAAATCGCTTGCCACGATGGCGGTGGACGGTGCCGAAAAGGCATACGCATTGACGGCGGACTCTGTGTTCGCGCCGAAGGACACGCTTGCCGTGCATGTAAAGGGCGCGGAGGCCGTGACCAAGTTCGACATCGTGGACAAGACGGCGACGGGCACGGCCCGCATGTGGTACGCCAGAAGCGGCGCATACAAGATCATCTACAGCACGGACAACAGCAGATGGGAGCTGTGGTCGATGAACAGCGCGACGCACGCCACGTCCGGCGCAAGCCCGCAGGACTACCAGGAGACGGCGGACGCGGAGCCTACAGGCGGCACGTGGCACGCCAGCACCACCGTCGCGGCTGGCAAGGCGTACTACACGAAGGACGGCGACGTTTACACGGAGGCCACGGTCACGGCGGGGGATGCCGTCACGGCTGAAACCTACTACGAAATAAATCCGACAGGCGCGGAAGGCGGGCGCGTCCAGTACGGGTACAACAACTACAAGGAATCAGCCATACGCCAGTGGCTGAACACGGACGGCAACGCGAACGAATGGTGGCATGCGCAGAACATCTGGGACAACGCGCCGCACTATGCCAACCAGGCGGGGTTCCTAAAGGGCTTCACGGACGCGGCGTTCCTTGCCGCTGTCGGCCCTGTCAACCTCAAAGTGGCACGCAACACCGTCTGCGACTGCGGCGGCTACGACGAGTTCACGAACGACAAGTTTTTCCTGCCCAGCCAGACGGAAATCTTTGGTTCCAACACAAACAACGTCGCGGAAGGCGTTCGCATGACCTTCTACGTTGGCAGCGAAAACGGCGACAGAATCAAATACAACTCCAGTAACAGTGCTGTTTCGTGGCGGCTGCGTTCGCCTTACCCTGGTTACTCGCACACCGTGTAC